CTGCTAATGAGTTAATTACATTTCCACCTAAGTCTTCCCACATGGTACCAAACAAATCTACTCCTGCCTGGTTTTGTTTTAATGGATCTTCTATACTTGCAAGTCCTGTAAGTGTTTTTTGAAATGCTTCTTTTGCATCATCTCCACCTCTTGCTATAGCTGCTGCCATGTTATTAGCATCTAATCCTATCAACTTAAATCCCTCTTGAGTTGTGTTGCTTCCATCAATAGCTCTAACACTAAATTCTTTCATGGCATCCCCAACTTTATCTAAGTTAAAAGCTCCATTTTCAGCTCCTGTTATTAAATAGTTAAGAGCTTCATCTGCTGTAAGTCCTAACTTAACAAACTGAGGTGAATATTCTCTAATTGAATCTAACAGCTCTCCACTGTAATCTCCACCTTCTTGAAAACCTCTTGTTATAATATCTAAAGCATAATCTACATTGTCCTCAAGACCTGAATCCTGCATTACCTTTAAAGTTCTATATATTTCATCATTCTCAGCTCCAAAAACATCTTTAACAGTAGAAACTAATCCAACCATTTCTTCTTGAGTATCTTGTGTCCAGTTCTTAGCTGTTGAAAAATGACTTTGTAGTAAAAACAGAGAGTCTGTAACATCATCTAAACTTTCGCCATACCCATTTCTATATACATTCTTAGCAACTTCTGTTAATGCTTTTGTCTCTTCTGCTGTAGCTCCTAACTTAGCTTGAAGTTTTGCTGTGGATTTTTCTGCATCAAGAGCTTCCTTACCAGCTAAACCAAAAGCAGCTCCAACACCTAAAGAAACTTTTCCTAAAGTTCCTGCAACTTTGTCTGAAGCTTCGGATACTTTATCAAGTTTCTTTCCAAACTCATCTAAACTTGAAGTTTTTAATTTCTTCTCAACCTCTTCAAGGGCATTCCTTGCTTGAAGCAATGCTTTTTCATTATTATTTAGTTTTATTTTTGCTTCATCTAATCTTTTGTTTGTTGATACAATACCTTTTTCATTTTTATCATAAGTATTTTTTAACTTTGATAATTCATCCTCTAACTGCTTAACTTCTGTACTGTTTTTTCCATAGGTTATGATAGCTTCCTTATGCTTTCTATCAGTTTCCTCAATCTTAACTGCTAACTCTTTATTTCTATCACCATATGCAACTATATCTTTATTTAAGTTCCTTATAAACTCTCTATTTAAAGCTACTACAGTGTTTTGTGCCTTAATTTTGCTGCTTAGTTGCTCCTGTTGAACCTTAAGCATATCAGTTGAGCTGCCAAATAACTTTGCTCTTTCACTTGTTAATCCAAATTCTGATTGAGTGACTTTAAGCTGCTTAACTACATCTCCCATTTGCTTTTGAAATTCTGAGCTGTTAGCACCTATTTTAATATTTGCACCTGCTATTTTAGTCACCTCACTTTCCTAATAATCCTCAATATCATCTGTACTATTAACTTGCTTTCTATTTAATAGATAATCTAGGAAATCTATATACGCCAATATGTCCATTTCCTCACAATCTTCAAAAGACATTTTCTGCTCATTAATAGCCAAATCATATATTTGGAAAAGGATATCTATATAGTGCGTCTTTTCCTCTTCCTGTTCTTCTTCATCCCACTCATCAAAAAAAGCCGACTTCTTTTCCTGTCGGCTAGTTAGTTTTTTGAGATATTTTTCATCTTCTTAGTGGTTTTATCCTGGATCTCTTTACTTAAAGTTTTATAGTGAAGATAAATATCCTCTATGTCTACACCATCCAATAACTCATCTGTAGTAAACTTATTCCCAAAACATTCAACTATAAACTCCATCATTAAATCAAAATGACTAGTATTAAATGTTCCAACTCTCTGTGCATCTTCTAATACATCTTGCACTTCTAAATATCTTCTTAAAGCTCTTCCCTTAAGTTTTAATGACTCAAAGACTTTTATTTCTTCACTTCCATCTTCATTTTCAAATCCAATTTTTATCTTCATATCTTACCTCCTTGAAAGGTGTCCGTGACGGACACCTTATTTTTTAAGCTGCAACTGGTTCTTGAACTTCACTAAACCAAGTGGCTATAGCTTGTTTTGCATCTGTAAATGTCTCTTCTAAATATGTTTCATTTACTCTTACCCTAAAGTTTCCATCCTTTTCTCTTGCGTAGAAGGTTCCCTTTAATACTGGAGTTTGAGTTGCTACCTTATCAGCCTGAGTTTCATAATTATCTGTTGTACCTTGACTGAACTTACCACAATATAACCAAACCATTTCCCACTTGTTATCTGTTCTTTTTGCTCTCCATCCTATGGCTATTTCACTAGCTATATCGTCTTTATTATCAATTAAATAGCCTTTATCATAAGTCGCACCAGTTAATAAAGCCTCCTGCTCAGGAGATAAATCATTAACATTAATCTCTATATCTATTCCAGTTAATGAACTTAAAATCTCTTCTACAGAATCATCACTATATAGTGGTTCACTTTCTCTTTTAATATCAACTTTAGCACTAAGTGCTCTTGCTAGTTTTATAGGAGCTGCAGCAGCGTAAGTTGTTGCATTATTAGTTGTAACTTTAGCTACAAATATATCCCTTAAACTCTTTCTTCTTGACATTTCATCGCTTCCTTTCTTATAAATATTCTGCTATGTAAAACCTCATAGCCTTATGATATATCCCTGTGTCAGTTTCAAATTGATCACTACTATCCTGGTAAATAAAATCTGCTTCTTTTAAAGCTGCTTTAACATCTTTTTTAAGCTGCTCTGTGTTTTCCTTACTCCATAAATCAACTTGAACATAATGAGCTATTATTTCTTCTTCATCATCTGAATGCTCTTCAGGAACTTCGTTGTATTGAAAAAAAGTAATGTGAGTATCATTAATTTCTTTATCATACCAACCATATTCCACTGGATAACCCAAACTTTCTAAAGCTTCTATGACTAATTTATTTAAATTCAATGTACTCACCTCTTTACTCTAATTCTTTTATTAATCTTTGATATTCTTCTTCAGCTATCTTGCTAAACTCTTTTTTATATTGCTCTAATGCAGTGGCTAAGAAAGGATGAGGATGTCTTTGTGACGTTCCCCACTCCTCAAATTTTGCATAAAAATAAGGACTTGTATCGTCCTTTTCCCAACCAACAATGATGTATAAGCCACCATTCTTATTCTTTTTGATATTTGATAGCGGAATCTCATCAGCCATGTGTTTACCAGTCCTGCTGCCTTTTCTACCGCTTTGTTTAGGATTTTTACTTCTATGTGCTTTAGTTTTAGCTGCCTGTTGAGTTAATGCACCACATTTTTTAATAATGGTCTTGTTAACTTTATCTATTTCAGCTGATGTTGCAATTCTCTCAGCAGTTTTTATTAGATCATTTAATCCTTCAAACTCCATATAAGCCATTTAACTTACCTCTATACATTTCAAAATAACATCTTTTTTATTGTATTTTAGGTAGTCAACAAGTAAAATCCTAAACTTTCTATCCTTCCAAACAAGCATAAAGTCCTTATTATTTAAACTTTTTACCTTATTACAATACTTTATTTTTATATTTAAAGTATTTTCTAGCTTCAAATTATAAGCTTCATACAACTCTTTTCCATATAGATTATTTATCTCAGCCCAGCAGCTATAATAATCTTCTAAGGCATCTATTTTATATCCATCATCATCCTTGGTTTTAACCTTTTTCTTTATAGATACCCTTTCCTTCATAGCCATATTTACTAAAACTCAATCTTTTTAACAGATCTAACAGAACCTTTAACTGGTATAAATCTTTCAAGTATTCTTATTTTAACCGTATCATCAGTAAAGCCTGCTTCTGTACTCTTTGCTATAGTTATAGCCTTTCTATCGCAGTACTTAACAGCTTCTTTCATATGAGCTATATAGAATACAAGCTTACCTGCTTCACTTGGAGGTAATAAGGTATCTTCCACATGAACTATTGGTTTTGAGTGAAAGTACTCTGCTCCATCTGCACCAGAAGTTATTAGATTAAGTGGTCTTCCTTCATTATCTTTAAGATTCTTTAAATGCACATATCCTGAAACATTTGTAAGAGTTATTAGTCCTGCTTTTACAGCTGGTAACGATCCATCTATTGCTTTTTCTACATCTTCATAAGAAGTTGCTCCTGGAATTGCAGTAGCATTCTCTTTAATAACCTTTAATATTTTAGTGTTTTCTTTTACTGTAGCTATATTAGTGAAGTTGCTTCTTACTAAACCTTCTATTTCTACCTCTGCATCATCTATTAACTCAGAAGTTAAAGTTTGAATTAATCCAACCTTTGCACATTTAAAGGACACATCAGTAGTAACTAGAGTTCCATCAACTATATCTTCACCTTCGCCTACTTCTTTTAACTCATTTTGATCTAAATCAACAACTGGTATAGTTCCCTCATTTTTAGTTACAGGAATTATATCGCATAGCTGCTTTAATGATCCGTAGCCTTTTTGTAAAACTATAATATCATTTATAAATTGTTTTGGTAAAACAGCTGAATTATCAACGCTTGTTATTGTAGCTCTTTCCTCTTCACTTACTGTTTCACCCATTATTTGTTTAACTATGGCTCTAAACTCGCTTACCTCTTCAGTATTATTCTCATTTTTCTTCTTTTGACTTTCTAAAGCCCTCTTTTCCTCATCTTCTATTTCCTTTTGTATTTTTATCATCTTCTCTATGTTTCTTACTTCTACCATTGCAGCTTCTGCTTCTGTTGCTTTTTGCTCAGCTATTAATGATCTTACCTCAGCTTTTTTAGCATCTAAAATTTCAAATAGTTTTTTTAAGTCCATTGTTATTCCTCACTTTCAATTTTTTATAATAAAAAAAGAACTATAACTCTAGTTCTAACTTTAATAGCTTCATTTTAAGTTCTAAATCTTCATCAACGCCTCTAGTTTCAACTGTATTGATAACCTCAATTTCATCATTACTTGACCTTTGCTCGATAGTTATTTCCTCATTATCTCTAGCTTCTAAAGAAGTTCCATAATAAGCAGGAGTCCTGGTATTATCTAATACACTTACCTCAAATAAAGTAATATCATCTAAGTACCTTCTATCCATGTCAGTATCAGTTTTACCCCAGCTTTGTTTATTAGCTTTAAATCCAAAACTCCAACCTACAAGTTTATCATTTTTAGCTTTTTCTATAACATCCTTATCTAAGATCCTAGCTTCAGCATATAAGCCTATATTATCTTCTTTAAGTTTCAAGTTATCTTTTGTGCTGCCAAGCTTTCTACTCCAGTTATGATTTAAAAGTATTGGAATATCATCATTCTTTTTAATGGCATCCTGCCACACTCCACTTCTTACTTGTTCTACAAAGTTTCCTTTTGGAGTTTGTAAAGCTCTTGAATCCCTCTCCACTGCATTTACATAACCACGTACAATTATGCTATCGCTTCTGATTTCTATCTGCATACTCTATCACCTCCTCTCTAACCCTCTTCATAGTTAGATAATTTATCTAGAATGCTTGTTACTATCCTATCTTGTTTAGTATTTGAAGGAATCTCTGTATTTCTATTCTCATACATATCATTTACTAACTTCTTTTGTAATAGCTTAGCTAACTTAACAGCCTTTTCATCTGCCTTATAAAGAATTCCAACCATACTATCTATATAAGCTTCAGCTGCTTCAATAAAAGACTGAATATCTTCATCATCATCTTCAAAATCAATCTTTAGGTATCTCTTCGCTTCCCCCAGTGTCAACATCTTCATCACCTACTTTCTCAGTAGCATTATTATTCTGCTGATAGCTTGCTTTACCTGCTAACAAGTCCTTAAGCAATATTTGCCCTGAAGGTAATGTAATAATCTTATCTCCACCAATTCTTTCAACTCCCAATAGATCCTTTGCATAATCTAAATCATAAACACCATTTTTAACATAGGTACTTATGACATTGGCTTGAGTTAAACTATCAAGTCTTAACATTACATTGGTGTTAAATCTAATCTTATAGCCTTTTTTTCTTTCAGTCTGAGTTAGAAGCTTCCAGTCTCCCTCTTGCTCTATTGCTGTGAAGATAACCTGGAGTGTATCTACTAAAAAAGCTAGATTATCCTGCTCATCACTTTTAGCATTTTCTTTCATTTCCCCAAGTTTTGATAAGGGAACTCCAAAAGATGCAGCTATATCTTTTTTACTCATAAACCTAAGCTCTGCAAACTGTGCATCAGTTAAGCTAAGATTTAAGGAAGAAGCATTATATCCAGCAGGAACTGTAAATATCTTTCCGTTATTAGTGTAGATCCTATCAAATTTCCTTTGGATTTTCTTTAATTCACTTTCTTCTTTAATATCATTTGTAAGCTGAACCACTATTTTATTTGTTAATCCATTTGAGAATAAGGTATTAAGGTAATTTTGACTTTTAATGCTTGTATCTAAACTTTCTTTAAGTATTGACTTGTTAGCTTTAGCATTGATTCCATCTATACTAAAATCTCTTAGAATTATCATGTCTTTATCAAAACAAGAACCTGTTTCTCCATTTACCCCTTGAAAGTCATAAAGAATCTTGTTATTTTTACTAGATTTTATTAATCCTGCATCATCAACTGTAATGGTGTCTATCTTTACAGGATATAATCCATCTATCTTGCTGCCTTTTCTATCTATAAACAATCCACTTATACCTTCATGTTTTGATATAGCAACAAAACTTTTAAACACATCAACAGCATTCATATATGGGTTAGGTCTTAATCTTAATAAATCATATAGATAATGATCTCTTGCTACTATCTCCCCTTTATCTGTTTCCTGTTTAACTTGAAAAGGACATTTAGCTATGGATTCAGAAATAATTTTAATGCAGCTGAAATAAGTACTCTCTTGTAGTCCGCTGCTAAATGGTGAATCCTCATAACCTTTTTCAAAGCTATAAACTTCTTTCCAATCATTTATCTCTGTTTCTCTCTTTTCACTATTTAATCTATCAAATATCAACTATCTCACCTCTTCTCTTTTCTGAATTTAAATAAAAATACTGAGTAAGCTATCAAGATAAAGCCTAGAAAGTACATTCCAAAAACTACAGAAACATAAAAATTAGTGAAGATAATAATAAGCAGCCCAACAAAAAAGACCATTTCCATAACAAACATTTCATTATGAATGGTCTTTTTAAGGATCTTATTAAGTTTTTCTTTCATCTTTCCACCTCTTCACTACCAGTCCATTTTATCAAGTTCATCTATCGCATTATATGATGGCATTCCATTAGCTTCTATAGCGAGGTTTAACCCCATTAACATAGCTATAATTCCATCTATCTTAAACTCAGATTTAGTTTTACTATACCTGGTACCTCCATCATTAACTACAGCTACAACCTTCTTGGCCATAAGATTAAATACTTCATTGTCAGCTATTATGATCTTTCCATCAATCAATAAGTTTTCAAAATCACTTATTGTTGGTGACATTGTTCCAGTACCTTGACCTAAAGGTATTACATCCCACTTATTTTCTAGCCTGTTTATAATAGTTGGTGAACCCCATCTATCAAAACCTATCTGCTCAAAAGGAGTGTTCTCATCATATTCATATAACTTATCTAATACATTCTCAAAGTTTACATACTTTCCTTCAGTAGCTATAAGATGTCCATCTTTAACCCATCTAGGATAATCATTTCCATCAAGTTCAGCTCTTTCATACATATTATCTCCTGGAGTATATAAATGAGGATAAATAATAAATACGCAAGACTCTTCATCATAAAACACCTGGACAAAAGCTGTTATATCGTTCTTAGATGATAAGTCAAATCCATTCCAACTCTTCCATCCTTCAAGGTCTTTTAAATCAATCTTTCTTAAAGCTTTATTCCATAGCTCCATATTAATGGCACCTTTTATTTCATCAGTAGCTATATGTTGATTTAAATATAATCTCCTGAATTTAGCTTCAAAAGTTTTCATGGCACTTGCTTTATTTGCTAACTTAATAAAGTCAGATAACTTTTTAAATATGCCTAGTGCTGGATTAGCATTAATCCATTCTTGTACATCCCATATTTCACAATCTTTCTTTGATTCAAATACAGCTCCAAAGAAAGTATCATCATCAACTTCTCCATTATCTATTTTCTTGGAGTAGTTATACATCTGAAATTCTAAGTTTTCATCATCTTCACCATCTGATGCAGTAGTTGTTGTAAACATTAAAGGCTCATCCCACAAACCCATACCAGTTATAAGTTTTGAATAAGCATCTGTTTTCTTATACTCATGAGTTTCATCAAGAACAGCAATATAAGTAGCATAGGAATCTAGGTTACTTCCCTCATTTGCTAGAACTCTAAGCCAACTATTAGTTGACTTTCTATACATTATCTTCTTAGATTCAGTTATCTTTACATACTTGCGTAAAGTCCTATTACCTTTTATAGTTTGGAATATTGTATTAAATAGGTTTGTAGCTTGTTTAATATCATTGGCTACGATTATGTATTCAGCTCCATAAACATCTTCAGTAAAGTACAAATATATTATGATCCAGGCGACTAATGAGCCTTTCCCATTTTTTCTACCTATATTTAAATGTGCTTCTTTAAATCTTCTAAAGCCTGTCTCTCTACTCTTCACACAAAGTATTGAAGTTAATATTTTAAACTGAAATCTTAACAGCCTTACTTTAGTTCCTTTCTTTCCTTTATCCAGGGTAAGCTTAGAAATAAACTTAGAGATCTTCCTGGCTTCTTGTTCATCAAAGTAAAACTCTTCATCCTCATATTTTAACTTCTGCTCTCTTATTACTTCTTCAACTTCAT